AGTTGTAAAACCTGTCTATTTTTTATTGATGGTGAAAGAATGGGAATCTGTAGAAGATTTCCTGCTCCTGTCAATAAATCCAAAACTGATTGGTGCGGAGAATATTCTATTTCCAGCCCAGCATTTCAAGCCTTAGTTGAATCTATTTCAGAGCCAGCAATTACTGTTGAATTTAAAAAATCAAGAGGAAGGCCAAAAAAATCATGAAGTTAAAGCCTATGAACGACAAGATCGTTGTCAAGCCTGATATCAGAGAGATATCTAATATCATCTTTATTAATAACAAAGAAGTAGAAAACATGGGTACTGTTATTGCCATAGGCCCTGGCAAAAAATTACCCAATGGTCGTAGAGAAGATATGCCACTAGAAGTTGGAGCTAGAATCCGATTTGGCACTATGAATGATGATCCAGGCGAAGAATACTTAAAATACTTTAAATATGAAGAAGATGGCACTAAATACCTTGTAATGTCTTGGCAGGATGTCTGCTTTATTGAAGAAAAGGAAATAGCATGAACAAAATCGACATTGAAGATGGAACACCATTATTTCATAAAATAATGGCTCATTTTGGTTGGTATAAAGTCAAAAAAGTTGATATAGATGTGCAAAACTTAGATATTCATTACACTTTTCAAATAAAAGATGATGAATCTAAATTGCCTGAAACTAAGCCATCATTAAAAAATGTACCAAGGAAAAGAACACCAAGAGCAAATTATAAATTTGGAGAGGATAAGAAAAATGCCAAGTAAACCTGGACTTTATGCCAATATCCATAAAAAGCAGGAGAGGATCGAAAGGCAAAAGGCTGAAGGAAAGCCTGTGGAAACTATGCGTAAGCCTGGAAGCAAAGGCGCTCCTACTGCCAAAGCCTTCAAAGAATCAGCAAAGACTGCGAAAAAATAACATGGCTACTAAAAAACATGACAAGCCAATAGAGCATAAAATTACTGGCAAAGGCAAAACCTACAATCCTACGGACAAAGGTGCTGGCATGACTGCTAAAGGCAGGGCTGAATACAATGCCAAGAATAATGCCAATCTGAAAGCTCCTGCCCCAAATCCAAAGACAGAAAAAGATAAAGGTCGCAAAGCATCATTCTGTGCAAGGATGGAAGGAGTTGTTAAAAACGCTAAAGGCCCAGCAGAGCGAGCCAAAGCATCACTAAAGAACTGGAACTGTTAATCATGCCCCTTAAAAAATCAACTAGCAAAGCAGCATTTAAATCTAACATCAAAGCTGAGATAGCTGCTGGAAAGCCAGTTAAGCAAGCAGTAGCCATTGCATACTCAGAAAAGCGTGAAGCAGCCAAAAAACCATCAAAGGCAAAGAAATGATTAAATTAGAACTAACCATTGAAGAAGTAAATTATGTATTGGCTTCTGTAGGTAAAAACCCTTATGAGCAATGCGCTCCATTAGTAGCTAAGATTCATGGACAGGCTATGCCACAAGTAGAAGCAGCTAAATCTATGGTTGTTGAAGAAACTGCGGCAAATGAGTAAAATGTGCCTAATAATTAGGCAACTTGCTCAAAAAATAGGCAGATAAATCAAATATATGGGAATCGAGTCGAATATTTCGAGAGGTGGGCAACCTGGCAATGACAATGCTAGGAAGGGCAAGCTCTTTTATGGAGAGTTGCGGAAAACCCTTGTGCAGAATGATGCCCTTAAATTGCGGCAGATAGCTGAGAAGCTGGTTGATTCTGCTATTGAAGGTGAACCTTGGGCTGTCAAAGAAGTCATGGATCGTATGGATGGAAAGCCATTACAAGCTACCTCTATTGAGAATCCTGATGGCACAGCTATTACAGGAATCCAAGTAACTTTTGTAAAACCAAGTGAATAATCTTTATTTAGGAGATTGTCTTAAGGTTATGAAGTCTTTGCCTAGCCAAAGCATTGATTTAACTGTTACAAGCCCTCCATACGACAATTTACGCACATATAACGGCTATTCATTCGACTTTGAAGGCATAGCCAAAGAGTTATATCGAGTCACCAAAGATGGTGGTGTGGTGGTATGGGTGGTAGGAGATGCAACAGTCAATGGGTCAGAAACAGGTACATCATTTAAACAAGCCTTATATTTTAAAGAAATAGGCTTTAATTTGCATGACACTATGATTTATGAAAAAGATGGTATAGCTTTTCCTGATAAAAATAGATATCAGCAATCATTTGAATATATGTTTGTTTTAAGTAAAGGCAAGCCTAAGACATTAAATCTTATTACAGATAAAAAAAATGTCAGTTTTGGCAGAAAAGTAACTGGAACAGTCAGAAACCCTAATGGTTCTACGCAAAAAATGGCTTGTTTTGGTCAAGATATTAAAGAGTTTGGCATTAGGTGGAATATATGGAAATTTGCCACAAATAAAGGCAATGTTAAAGAAAAGCACCCAGCCATGTTTCCTGAGTCATTAGCCCATGACCACATTGTTTCTTGGTCAAATGAAGGCGATACAGTATTAGATTGTTTCCTTGGTAGTGGCACTACAGGCAAAATAGCCAAGCAATTAAATCGTCATTTTGTAGGTATTGAAATAAGCCCTGAATACTTAGAAATAGCTAAGAAACGCATAAATGAGTGAAGCAGTCAATCAAGCCATTGCCCAGGCTGAGTTTCCTGAGAAACTCTCAATTCTTTTTGATTCTGCTCGTTATAAAGTTCTTTATGGTGGTCGTGGTGGTGCTAAGTCTTGGGGCATTGCTAGGGCTCTCCTTATTATTGGGGCTCGTAAAACTACTCGCATCCTATGTGCTAGGGAATTCCAAACATCCATAAGAGATTCTGTTCATAAGCTGCTAAGTGATCAAATCATTGCTATGGGCCTTATAGACTTTTATGAGATTACCCAAAATGCCATTAGGGGCAAAAACGGCACAGAATTTAGCTTTGTAGGCTTAAAAAACAATGTTGCAAACATAAAATCTTACGAAGGTTGCGACATCTGCTGGGTTGAGGAAGCCCAAACAACCAGTAAGTTAAGTTGGAATGTATTGATTCCTACTATCCGTAAAGAGGGTTCAGAGATATGGATTAGTTTTAATCCTGAGTTAGAAACAGATGAAACTTATCAGCGTTTCATTGTTAATACTCCTGAAAACTCTATTGTGCAGCGCATTAACTGGTCAGACAATCCTTGGTTTCCTGAAACCCTGCGGCTAGAAAAGGATGCTTTATTTGTAAGAGATAGAGAAGCCTACAACACAGTTTGGGAAGGTGTATGCCGTCAGACTGTAGATGGAGCTATATTTGCTAAAGAAATGCAACAAGCTGAGTTTGATGGCAGGATTACTAGAGTGCCTTACGATGCAACCAAGCCTGTGCTTGCTATTTTTGACATTGGCTGGGCAGATGCAACTGCCGTATGGTTCTTGCAGTTTATAGGCATGGAAACTAGGTTGATTCGTTACTATGAAACCAATCAAACCACTATGAGTGAGATTCTGGCTAAGATGCAAACCTTTGGCTATGTCTATGACACCTTATACTTGCCCCATGATGCTCAAAATAAAACACTAGCAGCCAATGGTAGAAGTATTGAAGATATTGTTAGAAATGCAGGATTTAATGTTCGCATCATAGACCGAGTGCCTATTGCTGATTCCATCAATGCTGCTAGAACAATCTTTAGCAAATGCTATTTCGATAGAGAAAACTGCCATGAAGGATTACAATGTTTACGACATTATAAATATGATGTAAACCCTGATACTGGTACATTTAGTCAAAAGCCTTTGCATGACAATTATTCGCATGGAGCAGATGCTTTCCGATACATAGGTTTAATGATTAATGAGCCTAAAAAAGCAAAAGTTAAGAAAATAAATTACCAAGTTTCTAGTTGGATGACTTAAACTACTGAAAATATGATATAAGGACTACCTATGGGTATCTACGATTCAGATATAGAAGATGATAGCGATGATGGCATCATTGAGGAAGCCAAGGAATTTCTGCGCTTTTGCTCTGACAATGATTCTAATAATCGTGTAGAAGCACTAGAGGACTTAAAGTTTGCTGGTGGAGATCAATGGCCTGTTGAAATACAAAACAGCCGCTTGCTTGAATCTAGACCTTATCTAACAATTAATAAGATTGATGCTTATTGCCGTCAAATAGCTAATAGCCAAAGACAGCAAAGACCAAGAATTAAATGTCATGGTATCAATACCCAATCTGATGCCAAAATTGCAGACCTAATTACAGGAATCTGCCGCCATGTAGAGGAGCAATCTGATGCTGATGCAGCTTACGACAACGCTTTTGATTTTGCTGTTCGCATGGGTTGGGGCTTTTGGCGCATTACTACTGATTATGTACGGCCTGATTCATTTGACCAAGAGATCTACATAAAGCGCATTGAAAACCCTTTTATGGTCTATTTTGATCCTAATAGCAATGAGCCTGATGGATCTGATGCAGAGAAATGCTTGATTACTGAAGTAATAAGCAAAGATGCTTTCCGTAAAATGTATCCTGATGCTGAAACTGATGCAGGGTTTACACCTAGAGGTACAGGCGATAGCCAATCAGAATGGATTACTAGAGAAGATATTCGTATTGCCGAATACTTTTATACCGAATACACACATACCAAATTAGTGCTTTTAAGCGATGGCACAACTGTTTTCGAAGATGAAATGCCAAGCCAGGATGCTATGTTAGCTGCTGGTATTTATGAAGTAAGTCGCAGAGTAACAGTTAAAAAGCAGATTAAGTGGGTAAAGCTAACTGGTATGCAGATCTTAGAGAAGCGTGATTGGGCTGGTAAATACATTCCAGTTGTGCCTGTTTATGGTCAGCAACTCATTGTAGATAGTAAGAAGAAGAAGTTTGGTCTTACTCGCATGGCTAAAGATCCACAAAGAATGTATAACTTTTGGTCTACTGCCCTTACTGAATCCGTTGCCCTTGCTCCTAAAGCTAAGTGGCTGTTGGCTGAAGGTCAAGATGAAGGCCATGAGGATGAATGGAATCAAGCCAATATTAAATCTATGCCTGTATTGCGCTATAAGCAGACAGACACAGAAGGTAGAGAAGCTCCAGTTCCAATAAGATTGCAGCCTGAAGCTCCTCCAATGGGCATCGTTACAGCTTTAGAAGGCTTAAATGCTGATTTAATGGCTGTAGTGGGTATTTATGATCCATCTATGCTGCCACAAGGCAATCAGTCAGGCAAAGCAATTCAAGGTCAGCAGCAACAAACAGATATGACTAATTATCATTATTACGATAATTTAACTAGGTCTATTAAACAAACTGGGCGAATCATTCTTGACTTAATTCCTTCTGTTTATGATAGTGAAAGAGTTTTACGCATCATTGGCGATGATGGCAAGGGCGAAATGGTTACTGTAAATCAGACAGTTAAAGATGATATGGGTGTAGAAAAGCTCCTTAATGATGTAACTGTGGGCGAATACGATGTAGTAATGGAAACAGGCCCTGGTTATAACTCTAAGCGCCAAGAAGCCGTTGAATCTATGGTGCAAATGCTTGGCATAGATCCTAATTTGATGCAACAAGCTGGTGATTTGGTGTTCCGCAATATGGACTTCCCAGGCGCAGACATCATTGCAGACAGACTTGCTGCCGCTAATCCATTGGCTCAAGTTGATGAAAAGTCAGATATTCCGCCACAAGTGCAGATGCAGTTGGCACAAAGCCAGCAAACAATTCAGCAGTTACAACAAGAATTACAAGCTATGCAGATGGATATGAAATATGGCGCTACTGTGGCTCAACAGAAAGAAGAATCAGCTACCATGCGTAAGAAGATGGAAATTGATTCTAAATCTGCGGATTCTCAAATGGTGGTTGAGGCTAAAGCTCACGACACTATTATTGATTCGGAAACAAGGCTGGAGATAGAGCGCATGAAGGCTCAATTAGCCCTTATTTTGTCCAATATGGATGCAAGATCACAAAAAGCAGCAGACATCGAAGTTATAGAAAGGGCAATTTAA